GTGAGGGCACCAGAGAGCCCACGAAGGGCTCTAGGTTGCCGTCATTCGCCGTAGTAGAACAGGCCGGTGAACCAGTCCAGGGCGTCGGCGTCGGCGTCCGTGTAGCAGGTCCAGGGCGTGCCCCAGTCCTGATACTCCAGCTGAAAGCCGCAGGGCTCAACAGCGACAGCAGGCCAGCCGCGCAGCTCGCCCGTGATGCGGAGCGCAGGGCCGCCGCAGGTCAACAGGATGCAGTAGTCGCCGGGCTCTGCTGGCTCGCCGGGTACATGCCAACGTGTCCGCACCTCAACGCTTAGGGCAGCGTCTCGGTTCTCCGACTCGATGGAATCGGCCACGTCGGCGTGGTTGGTGCCGTCGTAGCTGTGCTCATGTAGCAGGGCCTTGGCCTCCCGCGTCAGGTCGCGGCCTTCCGTCTCTTCCTGGCAGAACAGCCACGCCTCATGGGCGGCGCTGATCGTGCCATTCCAGGCGGCGGCGTTGTCCAGGGCGTGGTTGGCCTCTGTGGTGGCTGTGGTCATTGGTCGACCTCGTGTGGTGGGTGTTGGTGGTGAAACCACCAGAGAGCCCCGAAGGGCTCTGTGTTGGGTTCAGTAGTGGCAACGGGCCATCCTTGAGTTGGGATCGGTGAGCCAGTCGGGCTCCTCCTCTTCCTCCTCGCCGTCTAGCCGTTGGTTGACCTGCACCTCGTCGTCCAGGGCCTGGCCTAGTGGCTTGGCAATGGCGTCCGTGTCGATGACTTCGGACAGGATGATCAGCAGGTCAGAGGCCAGGCCCTCTGGGTCGTCGTTGCCCATGTAGTAACGGGCAAACGATGCGAGGGCTGCTTCGAGCTTGGCGTGTTGGTCCATGGATCAGTACCCCAGGAAGGAGAGCAGGCCGCGGCCGTCGCGGTTGAGCACTGCGAGCATCTCGTCGGGGCCGCTGGTGTACTCGTCGATGTTGCGCACAACTTCGTCGTAGTCGTTGCCGTGGTCCCGGAAAAGCTGGCGGGTTGCCTCTAGTGAGGCCTCGCCGTTGCGGCCGCAGGTGTCCAAGAAGGACTCCTCGTAGGTCATAGGTCGTGGTGGGTGTAGGTGGCCTGTTTGAGCCTGGGCGGCCAAACAGAGAAGAACAGGCAGCCGGGCCGGTTGCCCGTACCCAGCATACCAACCAAGGGGACTGCCTGTCCCCCTGGACCCCTCCACCCTAGTCAATGTGGCCGGCAATGGCCACCCCCTTGGGGGGTGACGGCCGCTGCTCCTATATGCGTAAGCCCCTCAGATTTTTCCGCCAGAAATCAGCGTCAGCAGTACCGCAGGGAGCGAACAGGGATCTAGCAAGAGATCTAGTAGGGACTCTTACTAGAGGGGCATGGCGTTCTTCTTATGGGGACAGCCAGTGGTAGCAAGGGGTTTCGGGTGGGTATAGTGCAGGGGTCTTAGCGACGCAGAGCTGGGACAGGGCTTCTCTCCTGTGGTGGGTGTAGAGGCCCTTGCTTTTTTCTTCGATATGCTGCGGATAACGGGGAAAAGTAAAAGCAATGGAGCTGCAGGACTTACTAAGTGAATTGCACGAGGGATTAGCGCAGCACCTGAAAGAAAAGCTGGATGAGGGAACGATCAGCACAAGTGAATTAAATGTGCTGCGGCAGTTCTTGAAGGACAATCAAATCAGTGCTCAGCCTGCGGAAGGGACACCATTTGGTGATCTGGCTAAGGCACTGCCTGATATTGAAAACGTGGTGAGCTTCAAGCGGCGGGTTAGTTAATGAAGAAGACGGCATGGCAGCCGCTGCCGGAACCATTTGACAAGGACTTCCGGTATTTCCTGGTGGTGGTGTGGCGGCATCTGCAGTTGCCGGATCCGACACCAGTGCAGCTGGACATTGCGGAGTACATGCAGCAGGGACCGAAGCGGCGGATCGTCGAGGCGTTCCGTGGTGTGGGTAAGAGTTGGATGGCTGCGGCTTACACGTTGTGGCTGTTGAGGAATGACCCGCAGAAAAAGATCATGGTGGTGTCAGCCAGCAAGGTGCGGGCTGATGACTTTGCGCAGTTCTGCCTGCGGTTGATTCGAGAGATGCCGTTGCTCCAGTGCTTGGAGCCAGATCGTGATGACCAGCGCAGTGCAAGCAATCGCTTTGACGTGCGTCCTGCCATACCGGACCAGAGTCCGTCAGTGAAGTCCGTAGGGGTCTTTGGCCAGCTGACCGGAAGCCGTGCCGACCTGATTCTTGCTGATGACACTGAGGTTCCGAACACCAGCTGGACCGTCGGCATGCGGGAGAAGCTGATCTCCTGCGTCGGTGAGTTCAACGCCATCCTGAAGCCAGGGGGCGAGATCATGATGCTGGGCACGCCCCAGACAGAGGAGAGTGTCTACAACAAGCTGCGCATGCGCGGCTACGACTGCCGCATCTGGCCGGCTAGGTATCCCGAAAGGCCGGCTAAGTACGGCGATGCCCTAGCGCCGATGATCTTGGAGGGCTGTGACAGCAGCCCAAACAAGCCGACAGATCCTGGCAGGTTCTCTGACTTGGACTTGCTGGAGCGTGAAGCGTCCTACGGCCGCTCGCAGTTCACCCTGCAGTTCCAGCTGGATACCACCCTGTCTGACCTGCAGCGTTTTCCGCTGCGTGTCTCGGACCTCATGGTGCTTGAGGTCGACGATCACGTCCCCGAAAAGGTGGTGTGGTCAGCAGGAGCGGAGTACCGCATCACAGATCTGCCGTCAGTTGGCTTCAGCGGCGACTACTACTACCGGCCGGCGTTCATCCATGGCGACTGGCTGGAGCTTGATGGCTGCGTCATGTTTGTTGACCCCTCAGGCAAGGGCACTGACGAGACGGCTTACGCGATTGTCGGCCAGCTCAACGGCAATCTGTACGTCTTGGAGGTTGGTGCGTACACCGATGGCTACTCAGATGAAGTCCTAGAGGGCCTGGCAAAGGCCGCAAAGCGCCGTCAGGTGACATTGATCCTGCTGGAGGACCAGTTCGGTCAGGGCATGCTGCAGAGCCTGCTGCAGCCCTTCCTGCGCAAGTACCACCCCTGCACGGTTGAGCCGGTGCGGAGCAACATGCAGAAGGAACGGCGCATCATCAATGCGCTAGAGCCGGTGATGAACCAGCACCGCCTGGTGGTCAACCGTTCAGTTATTGAGCGCGACAGCCGCAGCAGGGACGACGAGTCGATTGAAACAGCGCTGGCCTACCAGTTGTTCCATCAACTGACGCATATTACGGTCGAAAGAAATTGCTTACAGCATGACGACCGCCTCGACGCCCTGGCGGGGGCTATTCAGTACTGGAATGAGTCGCTGGCTATTGATGAAGATCGAGCAATTAAGGAGCGCCAAGCTGAGCTATGGGACCTCGAAATGGAAGCGTATATGGGAAACATTCAGGGGGCGTTGGACGCAAAGGTATTGGGGATACCCTTGGATCAGATGGGACGCTCAGATGCAGAAGAGTGGATCCAGCTCGCAGGTCGCTAAGCCAAAGCCTTACGTCGTGCGGCTGCCTTCCGGTTTCCTGGGAGAGTGGGGTGGCATGGCCAAAGGCGGCTACCAGACAGTCGTGCTGGCCAAGAGCGCAGAGGATGCGTTTGAAGTAGCCAGCCTGTGCGACTGCTGGGAGCAGCTACCGTTCGACGTCGAAGGCTGCCAAGTATTTCCGAAGGATCCGTATGCGCGATGAAAGCGATTGGCCAGGGTTGGATGAATCAATCCTGAGGCGTCTCGACGAGCAGTACCCAGAGAAATGTCCAGAAGCGGACTGGACTGATCGGCAGATATGGATTTATGTGGGGCAACGCAGTGTGGTTCGCATGTTGCGTGCCGTTTATTCTGAGCAAATCAACGAGGACTGACCATGTGCGGTGGTGGCGGAGGCGGCGGTAACGACAGAGCGCAGCAGCGTCGCCATGAAGAGCAGATGGCTCTGCAGCGTGAGCAGATGGCTGAGCAAAAGCGTCAGTTTGAGCTGCAGCTCCAGCAACAGCAACAGCGCTACGAAGAGCAGCGTGCAGCTGCAATGGCGCCACCGGCTCCTGCACCTAACCCGATTGCAGAGACCAGCGCCCGGTCTAATCCTGTAGCGGCCCCAGCTCTAGTGCGGGCAGCAACTACGCAAGCAGCTGCTGTTGGTCAAGGCCTGTCAGGTACAACTGCTCCGACTGCAGCGCCTGTGCCGCCGCCAGCGTCAGCGACAGATCCTTTGTACGCCCCTAACGAAACAGCAGGCGGAGGCATGCAGCAGCAGCAAACACTGGCCATTGCACCTCGCGCACAGCGCTCGGGCATGGGCCGCCGTCGCTTCCGCACCAGCGTTGCGGGCGGTGCAGGCGGCTTGT